TCCCTGACTGTCGCGGTCAACCTTCATGCGGTTGGGCATCAGCGGGTAGAGTGCCACGACCTCGCCGCGAGCGTTGCGGATAATCTGCGCGTAGGCGTTACCAGACAGCAGCAGGTGGTTCATCATCGTTTCCCGAAAGACAAACGAGGTCATTTCAGGATTCGGCTCGTCGTGCAGGACCCGCCACAGCGGGTGGTCGAGATACTTTTCCTTGCTGCCGTCCTCGCCGTATTTGTACAAAAACAGCGGCAAACCCGCGATTGCCTCCGAAAGAATGCGAACACAGGAATAAACCGCTGTCATTTGCATGGCAGTATGTTCGTTGACCACCTTACCAGCAGAAGAATTGCCCCAAAGAAAGCTGCTGCCGCCAAGATTTTTAGCAGAGTGTCTCTGTGACGGCTTGTCGCGGGGCTTGAAAATACCTTGTAGTATGCCCATAGGCTGATTGCCTCCTTACCAAATGAGCAAGCCGCGCTTGTCATAAACGCTCTCGCCCGTATCGTTTCCGCACCGAATTGCCCGGTCGAGCGCCATGATAGTGGCGACCGCACCGTCGATTTTCTCTGTGGATTTCTCCTTGTCCGCCTTGATGTTTCCGGCGGGGTCGGTGCGGATGTAAATGTTGTCCATCATCCAGCGGAGAATCGGATTGCCACCGTGCGCCAGCTTTTCCTCCAGCGTCAACTTCATCAGCTCCTTGGTCGGTGGTGACATATCCTTGAAGCCCTGACCGAAGGGCACGACCGTGAAGCCCATGCCCTCAAGGTTCTGCACCATCTGGACGGCTCCCCAGCGGTCAAAGGCTATTTCGCGGATGTTGTATTTCTCACCCAACTGTTCAATGAACTGCTCGATGAAGCCGTAATGCACCACGTTGCCCTCGGTAGTTTGCAGAACACCCTGCCGCTGCCAGAGGTCGTAATTGACATGATCACGGCGCACACGCAGGTCAATGTTGTCCTCTGGAATCCAGAAGAACGGTAAAATGCAATACTTGTCATCCTCATCGCCGGGTGGGAACACCAGCACGAAAGCCGTGATGTCCGTGGAGGACGAAAGGTCAAGCCCGCCATAACAGACGCGACCTTCGAGTGCGTCGGGATTTACCGCAAACGCGCATTTATCCCATTTATCCATCGGCATCCAGCGTACCGCCTGTTTAACCCACTGGTTGAGCCTGAGCTGACGGAAGCTGTTCTCTTCGCCGGGATTCTGCCGCGCCGACTCAAACGCCGCCTTGACCTTATCCATGCCGACAGTGATACCCAAGCTGGGATTGGCTTTTTTCCACACCTTCGGGTCTGTCCAATCGTCCTCCTGCGCCGCGCCGTAAATGACTGGATAAAAAGTCGGGTCATGCTTTCTGCCGTCGATGATATCCAGCGCCTTTTGATGTACCTCCCAGCAGATGCTGTTCTGGTTATCTCCGGCGGTGGTGATGAGAAAATACAGCGGCTGCATTCTCGCGTCGCCGCTGCCTTTTGTCATGACGTCAAACAGCTTTCGGTTGGGCTGCGTGTGCAGTTCGTCAAATACCACGCCGTGGGTATTGAAGCCGTGCTTGTTGCCCACATCGGCGGACAAAACCTGATAAATGCTGCCGGTGGGTTGAAAAATGAGCCGCTTGGTAGCGTCCAGAATTTTTACCCGCTTGGAGAGCGCCGGACAGTATCGCACCATATCTGCAGCTACATTGAAAACAATGGACGCCTGATTGCGGTCGGCAGCGCAGCCGTAGACCTCGGCGCGTTCCTCACCGTCGCCGCAGGTGAGCAACAGAGCGATGGCTGCTGCCAACTCACTCTTGCCCATCTTTTTTGGGATCTCCACATAGGCAGTGTTGAACTGTCGGTAGCCGTTTGGCTTCAATGTTCCGAAAAGGTCACGAATGATCTGCTCCTGCCAGTCGATGAGCTCGAAGGGCTTTCCCGCCCATGTGCCCTTGGTATGGCAGAGCGACTCGATGAACGACACGGCATAGTCGGCGGCGGCTTTATCGTAGGTGGAATCTGACGCTTTGAAGCGCGTTTGTTTATACTTTTTCAGTTTTCGCAATGCTTGCCGCCTCCCTCCGGACATAAAAATAGACACTCTTCGGTGCCTTCAATAATCTATCTGTACGAGATACACGCCGTCTCCGGCGCGTTCTCGGCTATTTTATTTAGCGCGGGTTAGTGGTTTTCACTGTGAAGCAGAATCTCCAGTGCAAGCTGCGTGTCTGGGTCGACAGGCTCGACATCCCAGCCTCTGTCGTAGTTGCATACGATAGCACCGCTCCGTTTGAGCGTCAGCTTGCTGATGCGCCCGCCGTTGATGCCGTACTGTGAACCTTCATCATACTGCTTCATCCAGTAGTGAAAAACGCTGTTGTGAACCTTCAGGCTTCCTTCTTTCCACATGGTGCCATCCTCCTTAAAACCGCTCGATGCGGACGCTGTCGTCTGCTTCGAAGATTACCTTGTAGCGGGTTTCTGAGCCGTCGGCCTTCTTGGAAATCAGGCGAATGCCACCCTCGTAGGCGCTGTAAGCCCGGTCGAAATGCTCACCCTGCGGGAGCTGGCTTTTGGCTTGCTTTAGCTGCTTCTCTGTCATGGTCGTGTCCTCCTTAGTTTTTCTTGCTGTTCCAGCGGCTGTCCATCTCGACCATCAGGTCGTGGTTGCGGCTGATAAGCTCTCTTTTCCTTTCAAGGCTTGCGGTGCGAAGTTCGCAGCGATTCTTGAACAGTTCGTTTTCAAGCTCCTTGTAGGTCATCGTCTTTGTGCTTTTCATGCTGTGTGCCTCCCTTGTTTTGTTATACACATATTCGCTCTAAAAGCACATAATAGCAAGGCAATTCGGAGATATAAACCGCAATATATAGCACAATCTTATGTTTGATAATACTACATATTGTTGTGTAGTTTACGCCTCGCCGGTGAGGATGAAATGCGCGTATTCGCGGCGATTGTCCTCCAGATATACGACCAGTTCATAGAAGCCCATGTCGTTTGCGATGCGCTGTACGGCGCTCACATCGAACATATTGGTAAGACCTGTGTCGCGCACGGCGAGAATCTGTTCCTTGATTTTCTCAGTCATCCTCGCACCTCCGGCAGGCATCCTCGCCGTAGGCGACCGACAGGCTGCAGCCATTGTTCCACGCCACCATGACCGAACCGATGTCGTCAACGCCGCGCACGGTGCCTTTGGTACCGACCGGCGGCGCTTGTGGGTCGTCCATGCGGAGTAGCTCCACACGACAGCCGACTGGGTAACGCTTGCGGAGGCTCTCTACTAACTCCCGTGAAGGAAAATGATTATTCATTATCGGCCACCTCCTTGTCCTGCAAGCTCATCACATCGTCGTAAAGCCCGGCATCGTTTTCAATTTTCTCAATGTACTCCTGTGTCTTGGGGCTGCCGCTCTTAAAAGCGCCGCTACCAGAAAGATTGCGCAGCAGAATCTTCCGCGCAGCTTTGTACTCGTCACCAATAAAGCCCAACCGGAGTAGGAAGCACCGGAATGCATATTTTTCATTGTCTGTGTCCTTTTCCTTGGCAGTGACTCGCTTCTGCGTTTTCGCCATGCCGATGAGCTTGCCCGTGAAATGGGCGTAGGCGCTGATTTCCTCCGGCTGCGGGAAACCCGCAAACCATGGGAAACTGACCACCTCATTCGTAACCTCAATCGGCAGGGCATCTACACACAGAGCCTTTTTGATGAGCGATTCCTTGCTTGTCACCAGCAGCCGCAGGTTTTCGAGTGCCGCGTCGCTGATGTCCTTGCGCGGGTAAGAGATAACAAGGGAGTCGCCAGCTTCTTCCGGCGCGTCATCGTCAGGCGCATTCTGCGGCTCCGCTTCAAAGCCCTGCTCGTGCAGCCGCTCGATGAGCCTTTCGATTTCCTCGCTGTCGGCGCGGTCGTCGAAGCTGACGATGCCGTTCTTGTCGATGGTGAAGTAGCTCACCTCGTAGGTGAAGGTAGGAGCGCCCTTGTATTTTGCCGCGCAGCCCGTAGCCTCCGCCATTGCTGTGACCAGCCGTTTCCTGTCGCTGCCGGTCAGGTTGTACCTGAGTTCAAATGTGTTTGCCATAGTGTTTGCCGCCTTTCTTTGAGCCGATGCTTCGGCTTTTTGTACATACATATATCACTCTGAAGCCTGTAAATATCAAGGCAATTCCGCAATATATATGTACCAAATAGAAGCGGCGGCAATTGTGTGCTTTAGTCTGGTTTTGCAGCCACTTCCGCATAGGGATAGGTCAGCCCGCCGCGCTGCACCGAAACCTTATCCGCCGAGCCGACCTGCTCAATGTACCGTTTCACAATGACATCGCAGTATTTCTCATCAAGCTCAATGGTGGCGCAGGAGCGGTCGGCCTGTTCGCAGGCGATGAGTGTACTGCCGGAGCCACCGAAGGGGTCAAGCACCAGCGTGTTGCTCATGGAGCTATTCATAATTGGATACGCCAGCAGCGGAATGGGCTTCATGGTCGGGTGATCGCCGTTTTTCTTAGGCTTATCGAACTCCCAGATGGTGGTTTCTTTACGCCCACTGTACCACTGATGCTTACGGGTTTTCTTCCAGCCGTAGAGCACCGGCTCATGCTGCCACTGGTACGGGGATCGCCCCAGCACCAGCGACTGCTTCTTCCAGATACAGCAGCCGGACAAATAAAAACCGGCATCCGAAAAGGCTCTCCTGAAATTCAGCCCTTCGGTGTCGGAGTGGAAAACGTATATGCTGGCGTTGTCTGC